CAGTCTGGCGAAGAAGGCGTAGTCACGTTGTCCCACCGCCGGAGCGTTGTAGTCCCAGCCCGTATCGGTATAGCCGAGCTTTGGAATACCCTCGTCAGTGCGAACACCGACCCACTTGTCCCCATACCTGCGCTCGATCACGATGTGTATGTCAGCACCCATTACGCATCCTCCTCCTCTAAATCCTCGATAAGTTCGTTCGCTTCGATCGTATCCCACACAGCGTCATCGCTGGTGAGGTGGTCGTATTCTGCCTCTAGCTTGCGGTAGAGATCGTCCATGTAAGTGCGCCACTGCTCAGCCAGTGCTGCCTCGAAGTCCACGATCTCCTTGTCCACCATGCCATCCCAGCGTTGGATGACAGCCTCTTGCAACTCAGACTTGGGGTACGCACACTGCCAGAACGCTTCGCACTCAGCGTTGATGCTGACGCTGCTGGAGTGGTAGTAACGACCGCGGTGCTCACTGGTGGCCCAGACAGAGCCGTCCATCTCGATCAGCTTGCGGAGCATGGGGAACTGGTCCACGTGGTGGTGATCGAGGTAGGTCAGAGCGTTGCTTAGCTGGCCGACGAAGCAGGCGCCGTCACCCTGTGACGAGAAGCCGGAGAAGTATATCTTGTCCACTTGGATGCCGACCTTCTTCATGTCCTCGGTAAAGTCAGACTCGACACAGTCCCACCACTTTACATACTCGACGTTAATGTAGCGATACTTTTCCAGCAGCGCAGTGCGTTGCGATGATGCGACCATCGTTGGTTACCTCCAGAGTTGCATGTCCAATAGCTACATCCCGTAGGATGTTCTGATACAGTTCGAGTGTCTTGTCTGCTGCCTCCAGTGCAGTCTCTGTTTGCTCAAGGATGTCGTCACGATCCCTGAGTTCCTGCCACTGGTGTATGATCCATGCGGCGGCGATGACCAGCGCCACCCACGATACAAAGAGTTCAGTTGGTATCACTTCATGTGTCCTTTCATACGGTGGAGCGTGCACATAGCAGTCACCACCTGTTGTAATGTTCCTTCGATGGGTGGCATCAGCACCCCGGTGTTGCCCCCGGCCATCATACCACGGAGGGAGCCGTCGTTGTTATCCTTCCTGATGTAGCCGATGGAGTTGAAGACGTAGGGTGAGCGACGGCGAGACTTGACATCCCACTCGTTGACCCTCCGAACAAACACCCCGATGTCCACCAAGAAGCTCGCCTGCATCAGCTTGGCCTTGCCACCCGGCTCGAACCCATAGCCTTCTGGGAAGTCTACCATGAGGGCACCTCGTTCGTTGCGGTGTATCCTTGCATCCGAAGGGCAGTGATGTAGCCGATCATCTCGGGTCGCTGCGCCGCCTCGTATGTTATAGTTTTGGCGAGACTGTAGATGTCAGCCACCTCTTTTTGGTGCCATCCTTTGTATTTGTCCCACGAAACGAGCGCAGTCAGCGTGCGGTTATTGGCCTTCTTCATCCGACCCCGCATCAACATTACCTCGAACAACTGCCGCCTGTGGTAGACGGTGACGAGGTAGCGTCGCCGCCACCCCGTCGTTGTCTTACCTGCCTTGCTCATTGCGCGTCGACCCCCGTCAGTCGGAGGTAGGTCAGCACCGAAGGCAGGTCCGGTCCGACCCACTCGTCTGGGCTGAGTTCAACCATGAAGGTCTCCCGCCTTTCCGGGTTGAACGGACAGCGGGCCAACCAATACCCGTCGGAGCGCAGCTGCACTAACTCCCAAACGCTGGCCGCTTCCTCGCAGTGGTAGCTCACAAGGAAGCGGCCCGGCTCTAGCGGGGTGCCATCGAACGGTGTTGCGCGCTCGTCCACCATCACACCCTCACCCGGCAGTGCTCACCGAAGGGAGCCGTCATGTCAGTGGTCATGGCCCAGATAACGGGGGTGGAGCAGTCGTCAGGGTAGGGGGTGTAGCCATCAGTCAGCACGATGGTGCAGGCAAGGTTGTCAGCATGACCCTCTGCATCGAGGAAGTCGAAGGCAGCACGCACATCAGTGCCACCACCACCGTGGAAGCTGATGGACACAGTGTCATCAGGCAGGAAGCAGTCGTAGTGGGTGACCTCGGCATCGAAGTAGACCACATGCAGCTTCTCAGGACGCAAGTCCTCATGGACAGTGCGGACCTCGGCAGCCATCTGTGCAAGGATGTCATCACCAATGGAGCCGGAGCAGTCCACAAGGAAAGCGATCGGACCCATGCGCTCACCCGTCCGGCTCGGCATGTAGAAACCCTGTGACAGGAACCTACGGTTGGGCCGGGCGAAGCTGCGCTCGTCGGTCTTGTGCTTGACCACGAACTTCTGGAGCACCTCGCGCCAGTCAACCGTTGGATTGAGGATGCTGTCCACAAGCCGAGCCATGCCAGCCGACAGTTTGCCCATCATCTTGGCAGCCTGTGCGGCCTGTGCCACCTTGACCTTCCACTCGGCAGCCGCTTGGGCTTGGTCAGAGGCAGTGCCATCACCATCCTCAAGGTCTTGGCCAGTGCCACCCATGTCACCGCCGCCGCCGCCATCTTGGTCAGGCAGCAGGGTATAAATCTGCTCGGACACACCCTGACCTGCGTCATAGAGCGCCTTGTTGAGGCAGCCACCCTCGATGAACTTGCCGATGCCCTCGTCGGTCAGCAGTTGGTTGATGACGTAGTCAGCAGCCATGTTCCACTTCTTAGGGTCACGGGACTGACGGCGGAAGTTGTGCTCCAGCATGGGGTGCATGCACTCATGAGCCACGAGGAACTTAAGCTCCTCGTCAGACAGGCCGGAGACAAACTCCGGGTTGTAGAGCACACGCTTGCCATTGGTGGCAGCAGTAGGCACCGCATCAGAGTAGGTGTGCGGCATACCCAGTGCGATAGCACCGACAAAGGGATGCTCAAGGATGAGGCTGGTCTTGGCCTTGGCGAGGCGGGTCTTGAGGGTATCGAGAGACTGCATGTGTGTTACTCCTTGTTTGCCTTGATGGCGTCCTGTTTCTTCTGCCACTTGTCGTATGCCTGCTGCATATCATCAGGCCACAAGCGACGGTTCACGTCAGCGAAATGGAAGTCTTGCCACCCGCCGTCACCCACCCTGACAGACAGCACCGCCCGCTTCCACGGGGTCGGATCGTAGCTAACGCCAGAGTGATGGACCTTGACGGACAGCTTCGCCTTGAGGTCTTTGGGTGGTATGCCCAGCAGGTCAGCCAGCAGCAGCGCCTTACGCATCTCGATCAGCAACTCGATCTGCCGATGACATGCCGCAATCAGATCATCCATGTTCTCGTAGAGGTCGGGTCGGCTGGTGTTCTCGTAAGTGATAGTCATGTGTGTTACTCCTTGTTTGCGTTGATAAATTCACTGATCGGGGTGCCAGTGACGGGGCTGTTGAGCTCACGGATGACACCGAAGAAGTCGTAGAGGTCGAGGTCAACCTCGGCCGAGTCAATCTCCACTGTGATGTCGTTGTGTTCCTCACCAATGCTGACAAACGCAATGCCTGCACCACTATCACGAGCCATAGACATCAGGTTGGTGTGGCACTTCACATCAGGGTAGGACTCATACCACTTGACGCCGAGGAACCGGGCGTGGAGCAGGACACCCGGCTCCCCCGCATCAGTCACTGTGTAGTGTGCCAGTTCTTCGGGCGGCATCTTATCACCCAGTCTGACGTAAGAGAGGAAGGCAGTCAGCGATCCCTTGTCCTTGAAGGACATGCCAATAGCCACGTCACTACGATACCCCATGTGTTACACTCCCATAAAAGCGCCCATCCGGGCCATGATGTCAGAGGCTTCGTCGATCTTGGTCTGACGCAGCACCGGGTCGTTGACCACTGCATCCTTGCTCAGACCAGCCAGCTTGGCCTCCACCTCGTAACGCATAGCTTCGAGGTTCGGGTCGTCCATAATATTCAACCGAGGCAACAGCTTACACAGCTCATTGATATGCTCAAGCGTGCTCTCATGGAACCGAGACTTGGGGTCGTCGATCTTGGAGAGGCGCTCAACCATATGCTTAACACGATCGTAAAGGCGTTGCCAAGCATCTCGCATGGCGATGCCAGAACTTTCTTCCACCCTGCGCTGGATGTCAGCCTTGATGCTGTCAAGCTCATCGTCTGCCAGTTGGACACGGAAGTCAGCAGTCGGCACAGGTAGGACCACGAGGTCCATGCTGAACTTGTCACGCAGATCACCGACATCGGGGTAGTCCTCGGCATTGTAGAGGGTGCCAAGGAACCGCTGCGCGCTGGTCTGGAGGGACGGGTAGTCCGTCAGGAACTTACTCACCACCTGCTGCCACTCTGCCTTGCGCTTGCGGTAGGTAGTCATGAAGCTGAGGTAGTTGGCAGTGGGCAGCATGTGTGTGTTGTTCAGCCCCCACGGCAGGGTGTTGGACAGGAACTCCTGACGGATGCTGCCCGTCATGGTGTGGATGTTGGCGAGGCTGTCACTCATGGGCAGCAGCTTCTTGTGGTAGTTGCCAGCATCACGGCTGGCGTAGTTGGCATCAGCCACCTCACGGGTGGCCTTCTTGTCCAGCTTGCGTGCTGTCCACTGGGAGATGTTAAGCTGCACCAGCAGTGCACGATCGGAGAGATGTGTCATGTGTGTTAGTCCTTGTTGATGAGACGGAGATAGGTTTGATACGCCACCCAGTCCTCTGGGTAGCGCAGTTTCAGGAAGGCATTGAACGACAGGTTGGGGTGGTCACAGCCATCAGGGTTATGGTTGTTCCACTCCCTAGTCAGAGCACCAAGGCCACCGAACCCGTCGATGACCTTGCTATGGATCAACCATCTGGAGAAGGTAGTCACCTTGTCAGCCTCCTGTGTGTTGCGAATGGCAGGAACTCGTCAGGGTGTTTGCGCACTAGGCTGGCAGCGTAGGCTGCCCGTGCTTGTGGTGCTGACTTCTTGAGCAGCCCTTCCATGACACCCCCCTTATGCACCAGCCCTCTCTCTATGAGCCAAGCTGACCAGAGGCGTGGTGCCTCTGGGTCAGCTTGGAAGAACTCCAGCGGTGTCAGAACAGCACCGACTGATGCTTGATGGACCAGTCAATGAAGCCCTTGGTCGAGGTGACGGCGGGATCACGACGGACAGCCATCGACATAGCCAGCACTGAGAACTCAGCCGGGCAGCGGGACAGGTAAGTGACAGCCCGGTCGATGTTGGCCTGAGAGATGCGGCTGGAGATAGCACCAGACAGAGCGTAGAGAGTGGCCGGATCGGACGGCACATCGGCACTGTCAGGGTTGAGCAAGATAGCATCAGGGTTAGGCAGCTTGCGGTAAATCTTGAGGAACCCCACAAACTCAGCCGCAGCCCCCTCACCAACGGCGCCCTTGAAGCAGTCGAACTCAGCCTCAGGAGGGACAACACCAAGCACATCACTGACACCCTCGGTCCAGCTGCGTGGGGTAGGGTTCTGGTCCTTGTTGGCATCGAAGTCATGGAGCAGACCGGGACGGAAGCGGATGAAGGCCACCACCTCAGACTTGACCCCATGTGTCAGTGCCCATGACGACCAGTCATCGAGGTTGGTGTCGAACTCTAGGACCGTCTCACGATTGCGAAGGTGGGACAGCACACGGTTGGCACCAGCCCGGTCAGACTGACGGTTACCAGTGGAGACGACAGTCCAGCCAGCAGCCATAGGCACCCCGTGGAGATTGCGTGCTTGGCAGATGTTAGCCAGCACTTTCTGGATGTCGGCCGGGGCTTGGTTACGATCATCGAAGCAGAGCACACCACCACGACCGTCGTCGTAACGAGAGCCAACGGCAGGGAACCAGTCAGGAATCTGGTAGGTCAGGGTGTCCTTACCGATGACAGGGATGCCGAAGTCCTCGACCAGCATGGTCGGCAGGTGACGCTCGACGTAGTGCAGACCCAGAGCCTCAGTCACAGACTGGACGAGGGTGGTCTTGCCACCACCCGGTGCCCCCTCGATAGCCACGGTGCGGTTGATCGAGATGAGGTCTTTGAGTGTGTCAGACAGAAGGGATGGACGCATTGTGTTCTCCATAAGAGGTTGTTTGGCTTGTCTCATCAGTGATGCCGTAGCCAACGGCACCAGACTGGGGTTGCCCCCAGTTTCGACTCATAGGTAATTTCACCCCCACCGCTTCTTGCTGGACTGGATGGAAGTGAGCTGGTCCCACCCTGTGATGTAAGGCACCTCGGTCTCCTCGATGCAGTCGTGGTATTGCAGCACTTGGCGCCGGATAGACTCAAGATGGGCCTCGACCGTGACACGGCTAGTCATACCACGGGCAATGTCAGGGTAGCGATCCGGCTCGTCGAGGCAAGCCAAGGCGATGCTAGGCAGGCTGACAGGCCGACACCACTCCGTGCTCTGTCTAGGGTCGACACCAAGTCTGACTTGGGTCTGGACCCACAGCTTGAACTGGTTGAAGCCCTTGGCGCAGGCAGCGTTGGCCTTCTTGCGGCTGACACTGTAACGGGTGAAGGGCTTGGTCCCAGCGATGACGTTGAGGTCTTTGTCCAGTGAGGCACAGCCATCGACCAGATAGCCCCGACGAGTGCCGTTGTGGTTTGTCCACAGGACAGGCCCAACAGGGTTGGTGTAACTGGCCGTGACAGCACCGCGAAACACCTGTCTGACAGCCTCGTCTGTCAGCTTGGACGAGTAAGGCTCAAGGTCGATGGTGCCATCGTCATGGTAAGTGACGATGTCAGTCTGGTAGAGCCGGACGGCAACGGAGCCGTTGTCAAGTTTGCGGATGATGAGGTTGTCATTGCGCCGCTGACCAAGAGGTCTGACGTCAGTGGACCGCCCCCTGATGGGGACGATGCTGTCATACTTAGCCAGAGCTTGCTCATAAGAAGTGACGCCGCCACGGGGCAGGGTGATGCTAGAGCCGAACATGTCAGTGACCTTTCTTGGTAGGTTGTTTCTTAGGGCGGCGGTGGCCAGCAGCAGCCAGCCACTTGTAAACGGTGGAGACACCGAGGTTGTAAATACGGGCCGCATCGACGGGCTTGACCTCCCAGTCTACGACGAGCCGCAGCACTTCCACTCTCGTCTTGTCATCGAGACCATAGGCTGGGTGATAGGGTAGGACAAACTGGGTGATGGGATTGGAGTTGCTCACAGTGCCACCTCTACCGGAGCCATGCCGGGGTTGAACTGGATGTTAAGGCTGGTCAGGCCGTAGTGCCGCTTCAACTCATGACGGTCACAGACAGTGATCCGGCAGTTGTTAAGGGGGGACGATTGGTCCACGACGACCAGTTCATGGCCGACGGTGTAGTCATAGATGGCATCAGCCTGACTGATGTAAGGGCGGCACAAGGGCCGGACTGTAAGGGTTTTCTTGTAAAGGTCAGCGGAAAGGTCGGCGAGTTTGGTCCAGTTGGCCATGATAAGGGTCCATAGTTGTGTGTTAAGGGCATATTACTTATCGGCCAGACCCCGTTTTTTTCTCGGTTGGGCTGCCGATTTTTCGACAATAGCACGGCCAATCGGCGGTGTCAAGGCTGGGGAGGGGTAAGGGGAGGGGTCAAGATGTAAACTTAGTAAAGGTAGGCTTACCAAGACAGGTGTAAAGTATCTAGTAGTGGGGCTGGAAGTAGGTGAAGTATCTTTACACGATAGATAGTAAAACGTATGGAAAATCAATGGGTTATGGAGAGGTATCTAAACTATCTACGATTTTTCAGAATATTCGGCGCTAAAATTGTGCAACTGGGACGGTTGTATTGTAAAGGTTTACACTCAACCGAGTTGATTGACGATTTCCGTCACGTATCTTCAAAAAAAACCTATATATTATAGATAGTAGAGATACTTTACTACTACTACACACTGGTTTACATCCGCTAACCCCTTGGTTTCATTGGACTATCCATCGTGGTGTAAACATGTAAACCATCTAAATTTTACACATTCTGTGTAAAGGTAGTGTAAAGCGAAAATAGATAGTTGTTTAATATCAACGACTTACTAGGTGTAAAGACATAGACCCCCGACACTATGGCCTCTATAGTATACGTGTAAAGGACCGGGCAACCGAGCTACAGGCCCCCGACTTATGGCGAGCGCAGCGAGCAAACTTAACAGCGTGCGCAGCACGCAACTGCCTCCTATGCGGGCGATGTAAAGGTGTAAAGTAGACAACAAAAAACCCGCCCGGTGGTTAGCCGGGCGGGTCAGGGTTAGGTTAGGTTAGGGCGAAGTAGGTGAACAGGAGGAAGGCGATCGCGCCCATCAGCGCTTGGCCTATCGTCTGCCGGTCCACCTTGTGGTGGTGAGCGGCAAGGTAACGCTGCGCGTTGTCCTGTCCGCGCTTGGAAATGTGCGTGTCGATCTTGAGCTGGCGATCGCGCAGCGCGGCTTTGGTTTCGTGCTTCATTGTGTCAATCCTTGTGTGAGAGGTGAGGCGGGCCCTTGTGGGGCCCGCCCTGTCCTTACTTCTTGAGAGCTGCAGCCAACTTGGCCATTGCAGCGGGATCGGCGAGGACCATAGCCAAGGCGTCCTCGGCAGTCATAGCCTTTGCCTTGGAGCCAATGGCACCTTTGGACTTGTTAACTTTGGTGGCGAGCGCCTCGTTTTTGGTCATGAACAAGACCGTTCCGTTGTTGCCGTAGTTGGGGGCCATCATATAGATTTGGTCCAACTCGCAGCCCTTTGCGGACTTGGCAACGAACGACACGCCGCGGGCGGTGAAGTTGCCTTTTTCCGACTTGTCACCAAAGCCTTCGATGGTCACTTCGAGGATAACAGAAATAGCCATGACATTTCTCCATGTTTATGTCATACGGTGTCGACAGGACACCACTGTTTCAGGTGTTAGTCTATTCAGTTGTCAAAGAGCGCCGGGTTTCCCCGTCCCGATCCGGCGGTGGTTTGCCGTTTCGGTGAGGTAACATTCGCCGTTTCTGTCGCCCATGTCAATATATAAAATCGCGTTATTTTATCTTTTCTTCTGTCATTTTATAGCACGCCGCGCGGCGCGCAGGCATAGGGGGGAGGGGGGGTTGGACAGCGACCGGACAGCCCCCCGCTATTGTAGTAAACCCCTTACAACAAGACCCAAAATTACCAAACTTTACAGCTATACACCCTCCTACTATCACTTTATAAAAAATTTTCCCGGCCCAAAAAACCAAATCTTTACACTATTGACCGCCCCCGCCTCCAAGAGTTACCATCCCCCCATGTACATGAGCCCTGTTCACACCAAATGGACCGACCGGTTCGCCTTTGACCTCGCCCTTCTGATGGAGGGGAGTGGGGAAAAGCTCGACGAACTGCTGGACCGGCACGAGTTCGAGGCATCAGACCTCCTCACCTTCAAGAACGACGCCACTTTCCTCAAGAAGGTGGAGGCTTGCAGGGAGGAAGTGCGTACCAAGGGCCTCACATTCCGCGTCAAGGCGCGTGCACAGGCCGAGGAACTGCTCAAGACCAGCTGGATTCTCATCCACGACCCCATTGTAAGCCCCGCGGTGAAGGCCGACCTCATCAAAAGCACGGTCAAGTGGGCTGGATTGGACACCACCCCCGCCAATGAGAACGCAAACGCCGCCGGTGGCGTCACGATCAGCATCAATCTGGGTGGACAGACACTGGATGTGACGGCGAAACCGCCCGCCATCCCCGTGGATGACGCGGAGTACGCTGATGAAGACTGAGGTTCACTCGTTTCACAGCCTGTTTGCAGCGCAAGCCTTCATCGCCACCCTAAAAGCCGAACAAAAGTCCTACCGGACCGCCCGCGCCGCCCGTCCGAAGCCCGGAAAACCTATTTACAGGGTGTTTGTCTACAATGCCGCTTGATATTTCCTACACACCCACCCCCACGGTCACCCGGTTCATGCAATCGGACAGGAAGATGCGGGTCATCATGGGTCCTGTCGGCTCCGGCAAGTCCGTGGCCTGCTGCTTTGAGATTATCCGGCGTGCCAGCCAGCAGAAACCCAACGCCAATGGCATCCGCAAGACCCGCTGCGCTGTGGTCCGCGAAACTGTCCGCCAACTCTCCGATACCACGATCAAAACCTTCCTCGACTGGTTCCCTCCGGGGGTCTGTGGCCACTTCATGCGCACGACCAAGACCTACTTCTTCAAGGTGGGCGACGTGGAGTGCGAGATTATGTTCCGCGCGCTGGACGACGCGGATGACGTGGCCAACCTCAACTCCCTCGAACTGACCTTTGCGTGGTTCAACGAGTGCAGGGACATCCACCCTGACATTGTGGACGCGATGTCCAAACGTGTGGGTCGTTTCCCCTCGGCCAAGGATGGCGGGGCGACGTGGCACGGGATGTGGGCGGATACCAACCCGCCGACCATGGACACGTGGTGGTTCTACCAGATGGAGAAGATCGACCCGAAGGATGGGGTCAGCCCCAACAACAACGGGTGGGATGTGTTCAAGCAGCCGTCGGGGCGGAGCCCCTACGCCGAGAACATCGAGAACCTGCCGGAAGGGTACTACGACACCCAAGGCCGATCGGAGGAGTACGTCAGGGTTTTCATCGACGGGGAGTACGGGCTGTCGCTCGCCGGCACGCCGGTGTTCAAATACTTCCGGCCGGACTACCACATGGCCAAGATGCCGCTCAAAGCCATCACCAATGGCACGAGACCGATTATCGTGGGGATGGACCTCGGGCTCACGCCCGCGGCTGTCATCGGACAGCAGGACCCACGAGGCCGGGCGCTGGTGCTCGCAGAAGCCGTCAGTTACGACATGGGCATCCAGAGGTTCATGCGCACGGTGCTCAAGCCCCTGCTCTACGAGAAGTTCGCCGGGGCGCCCATCATCATCGTGGTTGACCCAGCCGGGACACAGCGAGCCCAGACCGACGAGCGCTCCGCGGTCGACATCATCAAGGCCGAAGGGTTCAGGGTCATGCCCGCCCGGACCAACAACATCACCCCGCGCATCGCCGCGGTCGACGACTACCTCATGCGCCAAGTCGACGGTGACCCGGGGTTCCTCATGGACCCCAGCTGCATCCGGCTTAAGGCAGCCCTGATGGGCGGCTACCGGTTCAAGAAGAACGGCGACGGGCTGGAGAAGTCGGGCGACGCCGGCAAGCACAGCCACATCGGCGACGCCATCAGCTACCTGATGATGCACATCGGCAGTCTCGACAGTGGCGCGATGATGCACACGCGGCGAGAGGTGAAGCGAGTTGACGCCAAAGGGTGGGCGTGATACATAAAGTGTACCGGCGGATTCTCCTCCCTCGTCCGCTGCCTGCTCGACCTAACCCCTCCGGCCCACCCCCGGAGGGGTTTCTCTTGCTAGATGCGCGCGGCCGGGTTATATTCTGTCAACTTGCAAGGGAGGTCCGTCATGGACAAGAAGAAATCACTGGCACCGAAGAAGTCCCCGCGCCCTATGGATGCAGAGACGGGACGCGCAAATGCGACCATGACTCGTGCCATGGGTGGCGCTGCAGCACGTGAGCGGCAGGATGCCGAGGCCGGGCGCATGGACGCTAAGTCTAAGGCCAAGGCTGCTAAGCCCGGCATGAAGTCCAGCCCGCGCCCCAAGAAGAACCCGATGTACTGAGGTAGCTCCGCACCATGGCAGGTCTGACAATTCTCCGCGTCGTTGGTAACGATGAGCTTGTGCGCCAAGAGCGCGAACAGGCAGAGCGTGAACTCGCAGCGCGGCAGAGCAGCCCCGTCATGGTGGGTCTGACAGCGCACCTCAAGGAGTGCTGGGACGCAGCGCGCATCTCGCGTGACCCCATCACCGACATCATGCTCAAGGCCATGCGCCAGCGCAACGGTGAGTACGAGGCCGACAAGCTCCTGCGCATCCAAGAGCAGGGTGGCTCGGAAGTCTTCATGATGATTACCGAGGTCAAGTGCCGCGCTGCGGAGAGCTGGCTGCGGGACATCCTGCTCGACAACGGCACTCCACCGTGGGACATCGTGCCCACACCCATCCCAGACCTGTCGCCCAAAGAGGCGGAGGAGCTGCAGCTGGCCTTCGCCGAGCGCGTGATGGAGATTCTCCAGTCGTCAGGGCAGGCTCCGAACAAGTCCGAGCTCAGCGAGCTCAAGGAGATGGTCGGGCAGGAGTTCCGGTTCAAGATCATGCAGGCGGCGCAGAATCGCGTCGACAAGATGCGGATCAAGATCGAGGACCAGTTCGCTCAGGGCGGCTGGTCGGACTCGTTTAACGAGTTCATCACCGATCTCGTGACTTTCCCGGCAGCCTTCATCAAGGGGCCGATCGTTCGGCGCCAGCGGTACCTCAAGTGGGAGGGCAGCAAGCTCGTCCCCGGTGAGCGCATCGCGCCTGAGTATGAGCGGGTCAGCCCGTTCCACATCTACCCCGAGCCGGGCATCACCCGGATCAACGACGGCTACATCTTCGAGTACCACGAACTGACCCGCACCCAGCTGGCCGATCTCATCGGTGTGCCGGGCTACGACGACGCCGCCATCCGCAAGGTGCTCGAAGTGGGCAACACCCAGTCATGGGTGCAAGAGTGGCAGAAGGACTCACGCGAGGAGGAGGAGCGCAAGTTCCACACCGAGCTGCGTCCGACCGAGGTCTACGACACGCTGGAGTTCTGGGGCAAGATCAGCGGCCGGATGCTGCGCGAGTGGGGCATGACCGAGGAGGAAGTGCCTGACGTCGACCGCGAGTACGACGCCAACGTCTGGACCGTGGGGAACTACATCATCAAGGCGGTGCTCAACTACGACCCGCTCGGCGAGAAGCCCTACGCCAAGACCAGCTTCATCAAGCAGCCCGGTGCCTTCTGGGGCAAGGCCATCCCCGAGATCATCGAGGACATCCAGAACGTCTGCAACGCCGCAGCCCGGGCTCTGGTCAACAACATGGCGATCGCCTCCGGGCCGCAGGTCGAGGTTAACCTCGAACGTCTGCCCCCCAACGAGGACATCACCCAGCTGCAGCCGTGGAAAATCTGGCAGGTGATGAACGACCCTCTGGGTTCGTCGGCCCCGGCAGTTCGGTTCAACCAGCCCAACGACAACGCCAACACGTTGGTGGGGGTCTACGACCGCTTCTCGCGCATGGCGGACGACCACAGCGGCATCCCGGCCTACATCTACGGCGACACCAACGTGCAGGGGGCAGGGCGCACCGCGTCGGGCCTCTCCATGCTGATGGGCTCCGCGGGCAAGGGCATCCGGCAGGTGGTGATGCACATCGACAGCGACGTGCTCAAGACCATCGTGCAGCGCCAGTTCGTCTACAACATGCGCTACGATCCGGACGAGTCGATCAAGGGCGATGCACAGGTCGTTGCCAAGGGCGCAGTTAACCTCGCTGTCAAGGAGACGGTCAACGTCCGCCGGGTGGAGTTCCTCAACGCCACGGCCAACGAGTTCGACATCAACATCATCGGGCCGCAGGGCCGCGCCGCGCTGCTGCGCGAGGTCGCTAAGGGACTACAGATGTCGGTTGACGACATCGTCCCGTCGCGTGAGAAGATGGCGATGAACGAGCGGCTCGCTGCTGCAGCGCAGCAGATGCCGGCACCCGGGGGCGGGCAGCCCGCGGCACAGAACATGGACCTCGCCGGTGCGCCGGCCGGTGGTACCAACCTCATAAACGGGGGGCCGCAGTGAAACCGGCCACCCCCGAAGTAATCCTCGCGCTGGCTAACAGCGTCCGTCAATACCCAGTCATCCAAGAGTGGCTGGGAGAGTGGCGGATGTCTGAGCTTGAACGGCTGCCAAGCGTGGGACAGAGCGTGACACTTGCACAGGGGCGGTGTCAGGTCTTAGGCGAGCTTTACAAGCTCGTCAGTGAGTCCCCTGACTTAGCAGCACAGCCCCGTAGGGGCAGCTGATCCAATCACGCACACCGAGAGGAGCGTAAAAATGGCTATTCCCGCACAAATTCGCAAGCAGTCCGAGGCTATCTCGAAGCTGTACGAAGACTTGAACCCGACCGAAGGAGAACAATCTCCGGCGGAGGGTGAGGTCCAGCAGCCGACCGAAGCCGACGGTGGGGGCGATGCTGCGGCTGCACCGGTGCCTACAGGGCAAGGGCAATCCGGTAACACAGACGAAGACCTGACCTACGAACAGCGTTGGCGATCCCTGCAAGGAATGTACAACGCTGAAACGGCTCGCCTCAAGGCGGAGAACAATCAGATGGGCCAACGCGTCAGTCAGCTCGAACGGCTGCTCGCGTCGCTTTCCGCGCCCCAGCAGGCACCTGCACAGGCGGCCGCGGCAAAGCTCATCACCGACAAGGACGTTGAGGATTACGGCGACTCGATCGAAGTCATGCGCCGTGCCGCCCGCGAAGAAGTTGCTGCATCGCAGCAGGAGGTCGCGGAACTCAAGCGCTTGGTCATGCAGTTGCAGACCAACGTCGTCCCCAAGGTGGAGAGCGTCGTACAGCGACAGGCCCTTAACTCTGAGCAAATGTTCTGGTCAGAACTGTCGGCGGAAGTCCCAGACTGGCGTGAAATCAACGCTGAGCAAGGCTTCCACAACTGGCTGCTTGAGATCGACCCGCTGTCCGGCGTATCCCGGCAGTCGTACCTCGATAACGCGCAGAACCAGTTGGATGCACGACGGGTCGCAGGGTTCTTCAAGACGTGGCAGTCAGTGAATGGCGGTTCTGTTGCTCAATCACCTCGGAACGTTGCCAGTTCTCAACTCGAAAAACAGATCGCACCGGGTCGCGGTCGTACAGCGGCGAGCACTCCTGCCGCCAATGACGCCAAGACCTACGCCCGGGCGGACGTCGCCAAGTTCTTTGACGACGTGCGCAAAGGTCTGTATAAGGGTCGAGAGCAGGAGCGTGACCGGATCGAACGCGACATCTTCGCTGCACAGCGAGATGGCCGCATTACATAAACTGGCTAAGTGAAAGGACACCACATGGCCTATCCCGTTGCTCCCGGCCGCCCCAACTACTCGGGTAACTTCATCCCCGAGATTTGGTCCGGCAAACTGATCGAGAACTTCTACGACGCCACCGTGCTGTCGGCGATCTCGAACACCGACTACGAAGGCGAAATCCGCCGCATGGGCGATACGGTTAACATCCGTACCCAGCCCAACATCACCATCCGCGAGTACGTCAAGGGCCAGAACCTCGTCGTCGAGAACCCGGATTCACCGAAGCTGCAGCTGCTCATCGACAAAGGCGAGTACTTCTCCTGCGTCGAAGACGACATCGACCGCGTTCAGTCGGACATCAAGCTGATGGACATGTGGTCGAAGGATGCTTCGGAGCAGATGAAGGTCAAGATCGACCAGCGCGTTCTGACCGACATGCTGCCGGACATCGCTGCTGCCAACAAAGGCGCGACCGCTGGTCAGCAGTCGGCTGCCTTCAACCTCGGCACCACCGGCGCTCCGCTGACCGTGACCAAGGACGGCGCTTCGACCACCACCCCGGTTGTCGACCTGATCGTTGACATGGGCACCGTGCTCGACGAGGCCAACGTGCCGGAGTCGGACCGCTTCCTCGTGATCCCGGCCCGCATGGCTGGTCTCATCAAGAAGTCGGAACTCAAGGACGCTTCGCTCTCGGGCGACAGCGCGAGCCCGATCCGTAACGGCCGTCTCGGCATGATCGACCGCTTCACGCTCTACGTGTCGCACAACCTGAACGTCTCGTCCGGCAAGACCTCGATCATCGCCGGTCACAAGATGGGCTTCACCTTCGCGTCGCAGATGACTGAGATGGAAACTCTCCGCGCTCAGTCCACCTTCGGCAACATCGTGCGCGGCCTGCAGGTGTACGGCTACAAGGTCACGAAGCCCGAGGCGCTGGCACAAGCCGTCGTCCAGTTCGCATAAGGAGACCAGATCATGGTTGCTTACACTGACTCCCTTGGGTTCGCCAAGAACTCGGCCGGCTTCTCGGCCAACTACACTGACCGCGTCAGCGTGATCGAGATCGACCTCGACTTCGCCAAGATCGCGGCAGCCCGCACCGCCGCAAGCGCAGCTGCGCTGGCAGCGACCGACACGCTGGTCATCGGCACCCTGCCCAAAGGCGCCTTCGTCCTTGGCGGCGTGGCCACGCTCGTTCGCGCCGAAGGCGCTGCGGGTAACGTCGACGTCGGCATCGGCGGCGGCACCGTGGACTTCTGGGTCGATGGCTTCGACCTGAACGCTGCGGTTGGCACCACCGGTGGCTACGCTGATGCGGCAGCCTACTACTGCGCAGTCGATACCAGCATCCTGCTGACCCTGAACTCCAACAGCATCAACGCAGCTCGCGTTAAGGTCTCGTTGGCAGTGGTCAACATGGGCGCTGAACTCGGCACCATTCCGTCGGCCTGATGGTAGGGGCTTCGGCCCCTACCTCCCCAACAAAGGAGACTGAAAATGGGTGTCTATAGCGGTATCTCGCAGGACAACGTCCGGATCAACAGCGGCAATGCAACCCTGCAGACGCTGACTGTTACCGGCGACTTGACTGCTTCGGGCGGTGTCACGGGCAACGTGACCCTTCCGGTTGCGGCTGTTGCCGCAGCTGGTTCGGACAACACGAACGCTGGCGCCATCGCCGCCTACGGTGTGGTTCATGCAACTGGTGCCGACGGTACCAAGGGTGTGAAGCTGCCGGCAGCTGCAGCTGGTAAGATCGTCATCGTGAAAAACGCTGACGCAGCCAACGCGATCTTGAAGGTGTACCCCGGTGCAAGCGACAAGATCAACAGCGGCACGGCCACCACCGGCTCGTTGAACATGGCAGCCAAGACTGCTGCGATGTTCGTCGCCATCGACGACGTGGATTGGTTCACCATTCCGCTGTTGCCGTCGTAATAATTGCGAGGCCCTTCGGGGCCTCGCTTCTTCAAGGAGCGCACCATGGCCACCAACCTGACAGCAGAAAAAGTTAAAGACAGCTTCTCGCAACTGCTGCACATCGACGGCGGGCCTGAGGCTACACCCAAGACGGTGTACAGCGGCACGGGCACGGCGACTGCGCTCAAGGTCGGCACGACCAACATCGAGGTCGACAACATCCGCATCGACGGGAACACCATCAGCACGACGAACACCAACGGCGACTTGATCCTGTCCCCGAACGGCAGCGGCGCCGTCGTCATCGACAACGTGGAGATCACTGGCGGCACGATCACGGGGGCATCGTTCCCCGGTACGTTTACCGGCATCATTCTCATTGAGTCCGACACGCTGTCTACCGGCGACGCCGAGACTGGTCTCACGATCACCGAGAACACGATCTCGGCAGACGGGACCGACACCAACATCAATATCAACATCACGCCCAAG